AGTCCAGCGTTTGAATTCATTGATCCTTCATCGCCATGAACTAGCACCCAGTTAGGATGGAACTCGAATGGCTTTTTATGGAATCGGATACCTAGAGACTTAAAGTCCATAAATGCTGGGTATTCCAACTCTGGCAGTCCTATAAGGCTAGGCGCTCCACGCAAGAGCGTGTGATACAACCGATCCGTATGATTAGAACGTGTTATATCGGTCGTGCGTAAGTCCCAGAGAATGTCTTGTGCAAGTTTTCTATCAGCATCTAACTGCCCTTCCCATTCTAACTTTGTATGCTTCGCCCATTTCGATTGAGCCTGCATATCTAGCTCGTCACCCGTATTTAGTACGAGATCGAACTTCTCACGATTAACGAGTTTAATTAGATTCTTTACTGCTGCTTCATGATGATAAGGAATCTGTAAATCGCTGATAACCAAAATTCTAGATTTCATCGCATGTCCTTTTGGGAAGCCAAGTAGATCGACCCACCTGATGATGTGTCGCATTCGATGGCGATGTTTATCGCCTTTTCTATTGCTTGCCTTGCTAACCATTCGTCATCGATATTCTGAGTCTTTAGCGCGCCCAACGCATACGCCCCACCTGAACCAGAGACGTATAACGGATCGCGTGAGCGCTCCCATGAGTAATCTTCGAATATCGGGTAAATGATTCCATGCACGATTACTAAGAATTCAGAATCGTGTAAGGCGTTTGAACTGTCTTGCTTCATGTCGTATCCAGCATCTAAGAATGCTTTACGCATCGACGGAATAAATGACTTGGTCATGAATCGATCTAAATCACCGCGTGGCTTCGGTGGTGTCCAGCCATGTTGCAAAATATTGCAGCCACGAACTGAACCTGCTCCAGCAATGAGAAATGCGCCATTCTTAACAATCTTAGGTGTTGCCATGTTAATTGGTCTGCCGTTATCGTCTGTTGAAAGACTATCCGAACCAATTACTGCCCAGCCATCACCCTGTATAGCTGCTAACGTGGTCATTTACTCTCCCTTGCTTGGAATTATTATGACCTATTCGTAAGTAATTCGTAGATCTTATCTACGCGTGTCTCTAGGCGAGTTACTTGGTCTTTAAGACTACTTCCAGAGTTTGGGCGCAACTCGTTTAACCAGCCGCGTACCAACCACTTCAAGCCAATAAATAAACCAGTTAGAGTCGCTGTCGCTGCTGCGATTATTTGACCCCATTCCGTAGCGCTCACTTCTTAGGAGTTGCGTAACCGAATACGCCAGCGAGAATCGCCCATAGGATGGCGCGATAATCTACATCGAAGTTAGATGCTGCCCATGCTGATAGGAATGCGCCAGCAGTAAGGATTAGTGGATTCTTCATATTCATTTGCTTCCGCCTAACATAGGGATGTTAAAGAGTGAGCCATTTGCTTTACTCTGTTTTTTATTGAATGAAACATGCATATGCGCCTTGTGCGCATTCGCTCCCTTGTACGGACGCCATTTGAAATTAAGGATTCTGGAACATATGCGCCCATCGAATATGATGTATTTAATGCGATTATCTCCATTTCGCGCTGCGATACGAAGTTGATCCGCAAGATCACCCATGACGTCTGGCTTTGGCTTTCCGTGTAAATCTCTGTCGAGATCGACGGCGCATACCCAGCCTTCATTATCTGGTATGTGATCCGAGTTACCTCTAGCGAGATGCCGAGCATCTGCAATCCATCCATCGGAAGTTTTATCTCTGTCTGGATAGTTAGCATTTACCTGATCTCTAAGAGTTTCGGCAGCCTTAACTAGTCTTGGCTTCATTATCCGAGAATAGTTTTTAATTCATCTTCGGTTAAGCCGAGTCGAGCCAATAAAGCAGCTTTATCTGCTTCGGCTTTAACCTTGAGTTCATGACGAAGTTTTGCATCTGCTACATCTTTTTCAATTTGAGCAATTTCTTCAGCATTGGCATCGCGAACAATTTCCTCGCCTGTTTCAACATTGAAAACTGTTATCTGTGGGATTGTTGTTTTTGGCATTATTTGACTCCATAAAGAACATAGTTGCCTGATGTTAGGTTGCCGCTTTCGGCAAGAATTGTGATTGAAGTAATTGCAGATGCGCTTTTGTAAAAACCTATGCCATCTCTTATGGTTGCGCTTGTGGCTGAATTATAAGAATTAATGTTGCATATTTTGTGTATTGCTGTATTTGCATAATTGTAAAACTTAATTGTTTCAATACTAAATGAAGTGCCCGAGTTTTGCGCATCTCCTGCTGTTCTAATAAAAGTTTGGTCTGGAGTCGTTATTCCTGCAGCCGAGTTATTTCCATAAGTGGTGGATGATGTGTAATTTGTTCCTGTATCTCCGTTTAATCTAATGACTGCCGCAGTATTGGCATTTGCGTGAATTCTGTTTGTAATAATTAACAATAATTCATTGTAAGAACCTGAAATTGAACTAATTACAACGCTTGCGCCTGAAAGTGTTCCTGATGCAATAGAAGTCATTCCGCCGCTTGAGGCGGTTTGCCATGATGGCACTCCGCCTGAAACGGTTAGAACTTGACCTGATGTTCCAATTCCTAAGCGAGTATTTGTGTTCGCAGTAGATGAACGATATTCAATATCGCCTAATGTGGTTGATGGGTTTAGTGCTTTAGTAGTTGTATCTACCGATGTTCCTAGAGTACGGATTGCCGCAGCGCCATCCTTTACCAGATCGGTATCGGCTGGGGTTGTCCAGCCGTAGTTAGTTGTTGTTGGCATTCCTTCTCCTTTTTAGGCTACTATTGTAGCGTTAGTCCAGTCTAAAGTAGGGCTAATTGTATTCCATGTTTCACCTGCTGGAACATTTGTCCATTTAAACGCCTGCAGACTGAATGCAATAGGCGATACGTTTAAAGTTATTTGTAGTTTGTTAAACCCAGCGTTGAAAGTCCAGCCCTCTACAAAACCCTGAAACCTTCCGCCAGTCATATTTGCAGGCAAATCTGTAACATCGATTGGCAAGCCCATAAAAATTCCCAGAAGAGCATCGCGATCTGCGTTATCAATTTCTGGGTTAGTTAATTCGAATGTGATGGCTTTAAATAGGCTTTGCGGATAGGCACGCAAGGCTAGGTAGAACGCTGCTTGGGCTTCGGCATCTGCTTGGGCTTCAATGCTTGTAATGATGTTTTGAGCTTGAACTCCATAAAGTGATTGGCTTGCAAGATCTTCGGCTGTTTCCTGCGCATTAGCTTTATATGAAATTGTTACTTTGTTGCGAATGTCTCCGATGCGACGAGATGTGGAAACGCCAGCAGCTAGAGCGTGATGCCCTGTTAATTCTGTGTATCCATTGGTGGCTAAATATTCGCCGCGATGGGTGCTGTCTGCATAAGATATTCGACCCTGAGCATCTTCATAAAGGTATCCAGCGCCAGATGTGGCAAGACCTGCGACCAATGAATAAACGTCTGTAACACTTGCATTACGAGCTGCTAATTCATAATCGCCCGGCTGATCTATTTCACCAAGTCCGGAATTCTGAGCATTAACCCAAGTCTCTGTGGCGTTGTAGGTTGCCCATGTTGTAGCTGCTGGAACTTCATTCCAAGTATTAAAAAGTAATGGGCTAAGAATTGAATAAATCTGATCGCCATCGAAGTCTTTAGTTAGCACGCCTTCAGTTAATACTTTAGGGAGCTTCGAAAGAGCGCCTAGAGCAGTAACTTTAAAACTTTGCACTAATGCATTAGATCCTGCTGTGCGAACGCTTTGGTTAATGTCTGTGACGTATCCGCCAAAGATAGGTTTAAATGTGTTTGTTGAATCTTTAATTTGCAATGCAAAAGAATTGTTTACATCGATGGCTATTGCTGATTGGTCTGTGTTGATGATTTCGACCGTACAATATCCTGCTACTGGCTGTTGATAGATATCAGTACGACCAGATGTAATCGTAAGATTAGCAAGGGTTACTGTTGTGTATGTGCCCCCATCTATCGATAGTTGCCAGACTGGGTTCCAAGCAGTCATCGATCGAACGCACCTGCGCCTAGAGTTCCGCGTGCTGTTGAATCGTTAAGAATTTCGACTATCTGGCGAGCAGTAGATTCTGAGTCGATAGCCCCATTTACTGTGATGTTGTATTGCTGCATAGATTTGGCTTCGCCCATTCTGAACGTGCCATAACCAAAAGGATCTACCTTTTGAACTCCCATAAGTTGATCTACTAAATCTTGCAGTTGATTTGCATCGGCTTGAAGTTTGTTTAAAGCATTTACTTGGCTAGATCTAGAAGTTCCAACTGAACCGCCGCCTTTTGGTGTTAAACCGCCGCCAGTAAGACCGCCAAGAATTCCGCCAGTTATAGATGAACTAGGTCCAAAAGAACCGCCGCCGCTAATTGCCATAGGCGCTCCGCCTGTTGCAAAACTCTGCGTTCCCCATGCAGAAGCAAATGCAGTTCCTTGAATGCTTTTAATCTTGCTAATTCCAGCGCCGAATAGGTTAAGGAATCCGATAACCTGATTAGCCATTTCAACAATAAAGCTGATTAATTCTTTGATAATAGTTACTACGACTTTAGCAGTCTGAGCCACAAAATTTAAGACTGTGACGAATCCTTCCATACTGGATTTGCCGTCTGTTGAAAAGACTGCCGCTAATTGTCCAACGTTTTTAGCAAGAGATCTAATGGTAAGTCCAAGATCATACGCTGCTATTCCAGTTTGATCTAAACCTTCTACTGCCCCATCGTTGCCAGTTAATCCAGCAATAAATGCATTAAATGCTGGTAGGGCTTGGGTGTTAATAAAGTTGATTAGACCTTCCATAACAGGCAACAGCGCAAAACCGATAGTTTCTTTTGCTTCATCAAAGCCGATGCGCATCTGTTCCATCTTGAATGCAAGAGTGTCTGCGTTAGCACCTAGATCTGGATAGATTTCATTTATTCGGTCTAGAATTTCGGCAAATGTCTTGCCCTTAACTTCGGCTGCTGATAAACCGATTCCTAGTCTCGCAAGAGATGTAGTGTTTCCATCCTGAGCCTTAGCGATAGCATTAGCAACAGTTTGTAATTCAACTCCGCTATTTACCGATACTCTTGTGGAGACTTCTAATAGATCCTGTGCTTCTTTAACTGAATTAGTCGATAGGGCTAGG